GATATTTGGCAACAACTCTATATGGCATTTGAGATACATCAAATATAACAAAAGCGGAAAAATCTTTAGCAAGACCTCTAGCTACGTCAACCGTACAAATATACGTTTTATCTTTAACAGGTCTTTCAAAGACATCCAAACCACCTTGAGATTGTAAAGGTTTCATATATGGAATAACTTTTATTTTAGTAGATGATATAAGAGTATCAATAGATCCTAAAAATTCACACTCAAATTCCTGATTAAATTGTTCTTGACTAGTGTTTCTTATTGTATTTTCTTTCCATTTTTCATCTCTTCCTGGAACTTCCGACCAATGAACCTGAATAGGAACATAATCGTTTTGTTTGTTTATAGCATCAGTCCATAATTTATAATACATGTTCATTCCGTGAGGAGTAGAAACAATAATCATTTTAGTATTTTTACCAGATGATATTGTAGGAAACACCGAACTAAAAAACTGTTCGGCAATAGCTGCAGGTACGAAAGCAAACTCGTCTAAAAATATGATATTATAAGAACCTCCTCGAATTGCACTTGAAGATGTGGCAGCTGCAACAATTTTACTACCATTTTCTAATTCAATACTACCTTTATTCCAGTTCAATACACCTTGTTGTAAGAATTTTGGTATATTCTCATAAGCTAATTGTAGTCTACCTAATATATCTCTTGCAGTAGATGATTTGTTTGCAAGTATGGCAACGTTAGAATTTGGATTAAATAAAGCATAGTGTAATAGATAAGCTACAATGGTTGTTGACTTACCAGATTGTCTTGGTAATTTACATATAGTAAATCTATTATTGTGCATTGTACCAATGATATCTTTTTGAAAATCATACATCTCAAATGGCACCAAACCTTCATCTAAAGAAACTATCTTTACATAATTTTTAATAAAATATAAAGGATCTTTAGAACAATTATCAAACTCTTGTATTTGTTCTTGTGTAAATTCTACAGGTACATTAACCTTTTTTAAGTTTGGATTACCTAGATAAACTTCAGTCATTGATTATAATTCCTTCTATATGTGTATAACCCAATTGTAATGCGGCCTGTATTCTTTGACTTCCTTTATAAACACTATATTGTTTTTCTATATAAGGCATGCCTGCACCACCCATTCTAGGTTGTTCTGAAATAGTATGTTTTATAATCTCAATAGGATCATTCATATCTTCGCCATTCAACAATTCTTTTAAAGGATCACTTGACTTAATATAAGTCAAATCATTTATCTGAAACGTCTGTTTCTTCAGGTGATCTTTTTTCGCTTTTAATATCTTCATTTTTTGTTTTCAACATCTTCTGTAATTCAGCCGTAGAACCAACAAACAAAGCATTTTTGATTTGAGGCGATGCCGACTTAGTTGCAGTTTTTAAATCTTTTAATTTTTTTTGCAAATCTTGTAGTTTATCTACAGTTTGACTAACATTTGTTATTAACTGTCCAACAACCTCATAAGCTCTTGGGTGTTGTCCTTCTTTTGCAATCTCTAATATACCCTCAATAGCTTCTTGACCTTTTTGAATAAGATCATAATAATTGTCTCTGCTAAATTTGTAATCGTTATCTATATCAGGTTTATTAGGATCTTCTATTCTAGGCACAGGAGGATTAGAAACTTTAATTATAGATTCTAATGTAGGCGTTTCTGTAGATTCAATACCTAATATTTCATTTACTTTATCTTCAATTTTAGTCATAATACTATTTATTATATAATTACTTATCTATTGGGCCTTCTATAGTTGTTGTAAAACCAAAGTCATCACTTGCTTTTGCATCTGTTGGTTCAGGAACTATTGTAATTCTTTCGTCAACTATACTAGTAGTAGTATCAATAGTGCCATGTACATCTGATTGTGTTTTAAGAATAACTTTATTAGTAGAAGAAGGACCAAATAGATATGTTTTTGCAGTAAAATTTAATGTATATATAACGGCTCTTCTTTGATCAAAATTGCCAGTATAACTATCTTCATAACCAACACTATTTAAAACTATAGGAACATCTCTTTTAATATCTAACTCTGGTAATAAATTTAATGTAACAGTGTAGTCCGGTTGAAAGTAAGGCAATATCTGTTCTACAATTTGCAATCCATTTTCAGCTGTAGCTGTGAATATATTTAATGTGTAATTTATATTATATGGCACAGGAGCGTAATTATAATTTAGAGAAGCGCCAGTGTTTGTTTTAGTTGTTCTATATTTTTGAACACGTGATAACTTTCTTGTATGATCATAAACAATACCAGATATTTCAAAACTCATACGAGGCAATACAATTGCAAACTCTCTGTCTTGTAAATCTTTTTGTTGGTCTAAACGAACTAAAAATTTTTCCTTTGGTCCATATGCCAAAGGAACAGTAATACTTTGAACTAATTTTCCATTAACATCTGCCTTTTTAACCTGTATATCATTGAAGATAGTACCAAAAGCAACCGTTAATTTTCTAAGGCCTTCGTTATAAAAAAATGTTCCGAACATTAGTATATTCCTGGGTTACCAAAAGGGTTTAATTCATTAAAATCTAATATATCATCAGCAGTAGTAGATGTAGCAAAACCAGCTTCAGTATCGAATCCTAAATTGTCAGCATAAGTTGAATTAATAACACCTGTTTGTGTTTCTTCATATAAAAAGTATTCATCATCATTATTTACAGTATCATTTTCTAATAATAAAGAACCAGAACTATCTTCTAATAATGTATGATGATCTAATTGATTTAATGTAAACGCAGCTTCTTTATCGTCAATTGCTTGAACACCTGTATCTAATTGTTCGCTTGAGTATTCCCAACGAGTAACTCGCAATTTATATACAGGTAAATTACCTAATGCAAAAAATGGTTGTTGATCTTCAACAAACTGTATTTCAAAAAAACTATTCATTAAAGGCATATAAATTATATCGCCTTCGTTTGGTCTGCCTTGTGCAATTAATGTGGTACGAGAACTTACTAATTCTTCAAATCTCCTTTTAGAAATCATAAATGTAGTATCTTCACGAATTTCTAAACCAAATTTATTAATGATTTCTTGTTGACCTAAAAACCCCTCAGTAGTTTCAAAGTATGCTTCCAAAGGAAAGGCACCTTTAAATCTACTAGCAACATCTTCACCAAGAAGAATATCTTTGTTAACCAAAGTTCTTGGCATATAATAAACTAAATTTCCGTATATTTTAAGACCTTCTATTATTAAATCTTCGTGTAGTCTTTGTTCTGAAAAATTTCCTATGCCGTTACCGGACTGAAAATATGGATTCATTACAACCATACATTATCCTATCATAAATGTTGGTGCAATTTCGTAAGAATCTCTTATTTCTTTTTCTAGTTTATCTATTTCTGTTTGAGCTTCATCAAATATTTTTGCACCATTTAATGTAACTCCACCTAACATAGTTACTCCACCAAATTTTGATAAATTGGATCCCCACTGTCTTTTAAATTGAGACGTTACATATCTCTTTAACCAAATATCGTTGTAAACATCTGTATAGGTATTAGGATCTAATCTACGATAACACTCTATAACCAAGTATTCATTTACTTGCATATCGTTAGTCCAATCCATATCAATGTATAATCTGTTATCGTGTTGTTGAAATCTTAATGGTTTCATACCAACTAAAATCATATCTAAAAAATCTAAATGTCTTAACACCATATCATAGTTAATAATTGATGTTGAAGCAAAGTCATAAAGGTCATTTAAACGTAATTGATATCTTACGTCAAACATGTTTAGATTTGCTTTATCAGAAAAAGGTAAAATGTTAACAACAGAAATGACAGTTTCAGGAACTACAATATAATTGTTTGCTTCGTACCATGTAGAAGAAACTCCGTTTTTAGTGGCCACTTCAGTACTAGGTATAGAGGCCTTTAATCTTGTCTTATCTTCTTCTGTTAATTTATATTTAAGATATGTTCTACGAATACCATCATAATGGTGTTGAGCATAGAATTGTAGAGACTCATCCAATCTATCTTCTAATTGATCATTATCCACGTTAATCTCTATAACGGGTTTACCTCTTAAAGCGTATTGTTTTAATGTTTCTCTTGTTGATGGAGTAGCCATTTTATACCTGTTTTATTACTATATTTATAATAAAAAAAACAAGAGAAAACGACTATTTTACTTATCTGAATTGATTAAAGTCTTTATATTCAAAATTCATTGCCAAACTAATTCTAGTGTTATCACTTAAATTAGGTTCTACCGAATGTACAATATAAGCAGGAAACAAAAGTAAATCACCAACTTTTGGTGTAATTCTATGATAACTTCTACCACTCAAACCATCTTCAAACTTTGGTATAAAAGAATTTGCTCCTCTAGGATCGTGCAACAATATATCACCAGACTTTTCATTAGTGTGTACATAATAAACACCTATTACTGTATTACCCGAATGTTCATGTGGTGTTTGAAACTGATATTTTAAAGTTGAAGTTGTCCAACTTTGTCG